GCATCGGACAGCACCTGCTTCGAGGCGTGAATCCAATGCGCGATGGTCGCAACCGGCGCAGAGGCCAGATCGAAGGTCAGGTCGGATTCCGGCTTACCAGCAGACGGGTTTTCCGAAACCGGAGCCGCGTTGTTGGTGAAGCCAGTTTCCTTCACGTACTCGACGCTGTTGGAACCCGTCCGGCCCCAGCTCAGCAGGTCGCGGATAAACAGGCGCTGCTGCGGCGTGGCAACGACACCAGGCACGCGGGTAGGCTCGATCAGGTCACCAGCGGAAGCGGCGTCCTCGGTGATCGCGGCATGAACGCCAACGGTGAAGGAACCCTTGCCGCGCGCCAGCGCATCAGCACGGGCCTTGAACTCGTCGGACTCGGCAACGATTTCGCCCATGCTGCGCGGACGGGCAGCGCTGCCCCCGCCAGCTTCGAGCTTGGCGATGACCTGCTCCGCAGCCTGAAGGTTCGCCTGAAGCTCGCCCTGCTTGACGAGGAGCTCGTCCACCTTGGCGCGAGTCTCTTCGGACATCTTCTGATGCGCGGCGATTTCCTTCTGAGCGCGCTCAGCATTCGCCTTCAGCTGGTCGCCAACTTCCTTCAAGCTGGCATTGATGGTCTTGATATCTTCTTCAACAGCCATTGTCATTTCCTCAAGTGAGAGATTTCAGTGACGCGGCGAACGCCGCAGCTTCGCTAAGGTCGATGGCCGAATCGCTCAGGCCATGTCCGGCGTTACCGCCGCTGCCAGCCGAATCGCTCAGGCTGGACTTGAATTCAGCAAGCAGGCGCTGCGCTTCACTGCGCGGCAGGCCAGAGGCGCGGATTGCTGCCTCGATGCGCCGAACCGCTGCGCTCGCCTTCTTGTCGGATTTCTGGATTTCATCGGACGGGAGCAGCGCGTCGGCAAAGCCCTGCTCGACCGCATCGGAGCCACCGATCCACGTTTCGTTGTCCATCACCTTCTGAACGTCCTTCACGTCCATGCCGGTGCGGGCCGCGTAGATGTCGGCCATCGAAGCATCGAAGGGTTCGAGGAAGTCGGCGTATTCGCGCAGGTCGTGACGGTTGCCCGCCGCGACAATCCACGCGTTGTGGATCATCAGGAACCCGGCGCGGGCTACCTGCACCACGTCACCGGCCATTGCGATGACGGAAGCCGCCGAAGCCGCGAGGCCCATCACCTTCACGGTGACTTCGCCTTTGTGTTCGCGGAGCAGGTTGTAGATCGCCAGCCCTTCGAACACATCACCGCCAGGGGAGTTGATGTTGACCGTGACCGGCCCTGCCCCCATCGAGCGAAGCGCAGCAGCAACGCGCTTGGCGGTCACACCTTCGCCGGTCCAGAAGTCCTGTCCGATCACGTCATAGATGCCGATGGTTCGCTCTTCGTCATCGACCGCCGCCTGAACGCCAGCATCCCAACGCTCGAACGCGGACGGCGAGATATACGAGTTCACGGCAACAGCAGGCCGTCCACTGCGAGCAGCGGGGATGGTCTTCACGGTCATGGGGTCACTCCGGGTTGTTCTGCCCAAGCTGGTCCAGCGGGGCCAGCGCGGTTTGCACGGTCAGCACGGCAGCATTGCCGCCCATCGGCTCGCGGTCTTCGAGTTCGCGCACTTCGTCACGGGTGTAGATACCGTTATTGACCATCGCGGAATAGAACGCGGCGCGGGCTTGGCTATCCGAGCGAAGCAGCCCTTCAACAGAGAACTTGGGGTAATAGCGGACGCGCTCGGCAGGCGTGAGCAGATCCTTTGAGATTGCCTGCTCAATCCGTCGCAGCCACGGCCCAAGCGTGAACGTCAGGAAGCCGATCATCTGTTGCTCGATGCCCGTACCCCATGACGTGCTTTTCTCCGAGTGGCCCACCATGAACGGCGGCACACGGAACCAGCGGCAGATTTCCTCGACGGAGAAGCCGCGAGATTCCAGCAGCTGCGCGTCATCGGGGTTGATGCCGATGGTGCCCACCGACATTCCCGCTTCCAGAATCGGCGGCTTTCCTGCGTTCGCCGGGCCTGCAAGACGATCCTGAATGAACTGCCTCGCCTCTTCGCGCTGCGAGTCCTTCAGCTTTGTTGGGTAGCTGAACCACGTTGTTGGCATCAGGCCATTGGCAAAGGTCTTGTTCGCCGCTTGGTCAGCCGCCAGCGCGGCGCCAAACACGTTCGCGCCGTACTTGATGACCGACACGCCTTCCTTGCCATCCAGCGAGAAGCCGGGGATGTTGAAGATTCGTGATTCGGGAATAACCCGCTGCTTGCCGTCTTTCTCGGTGTAGCGGTACACGCGATTCCCGCGAGAGTCGCAGGAGATCGACAGGCGGCACGGATCAAGGAAGTTCAGGCCAACAACCCGATTCCCCACCATGAGCTTTTCGGCGCGGCCATTACCCCGCAGCAACATCGCCGCAACCGTCGCCTCCCAATGAACCGCCGCCGTGGTGTCCGGGTTCGGCTGGTCGTGGATGATGAAGTGCAACGGGTGTTGCGTAGCGACACGCTTGCCGCTTGAGGTTCGCTCGTACATGGACAGCGGCAAAGTGGCAATCGTCTCGGAGATCAGGCGCGCACACGCCCACACCGCCGACACGCTGAGCATCTTCTGATCGGTGACGATGATGCCGGTATCGGACGACGCGCCATAAGAGCTCGCCACGTAATCGCTCACGCCTAGCCAATCAAGAATCGCGGCCTTGATGCGCCCGGGTTTCTTCTTCATCAAACCACCGCGTTCCGGAAAAAGTCGGACATGTCGCCTTCGTCTTCCTCAAGGGCAACGCCAATCGCCATGAGCAGCGCGCACATGTCGTCTATCTTGTCCGCTGACTTCTTCTTGCTTGGCTTCATGCTCATGTCCTGATTCGTGAACGCCACGATGTTCGAGGCACACCAGCGCAACACGGGGTCGCCGCCATGCGCGAAGTTGCCCGAGAGGTACGACCTCTCAAGCTCCTGCATCGCGGGGTGGTAATGCTTCGTGGTCTGCTGGAACTCGACCATTGGATATCCGTCTTCAAGCAGACGGGTCACGATCTCCTGCGCATTCCAGCGGTCAAATGCGATCTGCGACGGGTTGAACCGCTCAATGTCTTCGCGGATTGCCGCTTCGATGACGCGGTAATCCGTTACATCGCCTTCGGTCTGTGTAAGCCAGCCTTCCTCAACCCATCCGGCATACGGCGTGGTCCCTCGGATAGTCCGCTGCTTCACAGCGCCCTCCGGAACCCAACGTCGCCCCCAGGTGTACCAAACGCCATCGACGCGCCAGACGAGTCGCCATGCGGTCATGTCAGTGGTCGCCGCAAGGTCAAGACCCGCCGTGCACGGCTGGCCTTCAAGGAAGTCAAGATCGACCTCCCCGTTACACTCCATCCACTTGTTGAGATCGATCCAGCCTTCGGCAGAAGCCGAACGGCGGTTCAGTCGCTTAATCCGGAACTCGGCCATCTTCGATGGCATCGCCCGCGCTTCAACGGCCTGCTTGCGAATCTCCGTCAGCAGCCGAGGATTCACGTCCATCAGAGGATTGGCCTTGCGCCACGCATCCTCGTCGAATTCCTCGTCGTCTTCATCGACGGCGAAGATCACGGCGAGGAAGTGATCGGCCTCGTAGCCGAACACGCCATCCAGCAACTGAAAGGCAAAGGACCGAATCTCGGCCCAAGGGCCGGGGTTCTCGTAACCCTCGGTCGTCGTGTACAGCCACAGCGGATTCCGACGAGCGCCCGCCGCCGAAGTCAGGACGTTCAGCAGATCCGAATCCTTGTGCGCGTGGATCTCATCCAGCGCGGTATGCGACGGGTTCAGGCCGTCCTGCGTAGACGCCTTCGCGTGCAGCGCCTTGAAGGTGCCGCCGATCTCGTAGCGCGCTATCGCCTTGGCGAAGCACTCAAGCCCGAAAGCATCCCGAAGGTCCGGGGTTCGTTCCGCCATCATCTTCGCAATCCGGAAGATGATCGAAGCCTGGTCGTAAGTCGTCGCGGCAGAGATCAACTGCGCGCCGGGTTCGTCCTCGCAGCAGAAGCAATACAGCATGATCGCTGCCGCCAGCGTGGACTTCGCGTTCTTGCGCGCCACGTTGAACAGAGCGGACGTGAACCGCCTGCCGCCATCGTGGTTCCGGAACCCGAACAGGTTGACCAGGAAGAACACATGCGACGGATGCAGCTCGATCTCAGGCGTTTCCCACACGCCCTCGACGTGCGGCAGCTTCTCGATGAAGTCGCACACGTCGCAGGCGTGCCACTCACTGAACGTGAACGGCGGCTCGTCCTGCTTCGCCCGCTCCAGGTCATCGAGGAATCGCTGCGCGGCTTGCTTGAAGCGCTTGCCCTGCGTCGGGCTATCTAGCGCCTCCCGCGCATAGCCAATGGCAATCTCAACGTAGTCACGCACGCTTGCCGTTGTTCGAGAATCGGTTGGCCTTCTTCTCGCCTCCCGCGCCAGCAACCTTGCCCTGCGCCAGCGGGGTCAGTCCGTAGTCCGTGTAGAAGCTCTTGTACTGCGCGTACAGGTGCCCGGTCGGCGCTTCGCCCGAGTTCCATATCTGCACGATCTTTCCGTGCAGTGCGCACATATGCGCCAAGCCCGACAAGCCGCCCTCAGTCAGCAGCCCTGCGTGAAAGAGAATCGGAGCCAGCCGGTCCCACTCCTTCACGGCGTGGACATTCGGTAGCCAGTCGGGCGCAGCGGGAATCTCATCAACCAACGGCAGCTCTACGCGCTCACCTTCCGCACGGTCCTTCCGATCCGTGCCCGCAATAACCTTCAGGTTGTGCGGCTTCTTGCCCGGTCCTCTCGCGCCCATAGCGCATCCTCAAAAACAGGTTTTGGAAACCTGACTGTGTGAAAAAAACGC